TTGAAGTCCGAACGCCTTCATAGCAGACACATTCTTCGACCCCCACTCGGCTGCGGACATACCGGTAACGAACCACTCGGAGAACTGCTTGATCGTCGCATCCATCGACTTCTCACGCTTGATAAACTCGAGCTCCAGCTTCATCTCGTCGAGCGGGGAGTCAATCGTGAACCTCTTACGCATCGGTACGCCCATCTTTCCAAGACGCTCAAACTTACGCAACATGTCATACTTCTCGCGAAGCACGTGATCATCTGACATCCGCATCGGTGCAGACGGCGTCATGTACGGCTCGGCGTTGAGGTTCGCCATACCCCCGACGTGAGTCGGACCCGTCTCCTCGATCGTCGGGACGAGCTTCGGTCCAGAGATCTCGGGGATGCTGACATCATTGAAATCAATAGTAGGAAGGTCAATAGATTCGACGTTTGTCGTTCCCATAAATTTGGGGTTTACGAGGAGGTCTGTCTCCATTTACTTCTCCTTCGGGTCTGTTTATGAAGGTTGGAACGCACTTACTTATTATGCTCCAAACACCATAAACCCTGCAAGAATGAGTCAGCCAAATCATCCTTCTTGGGGTGCTTTGCGAAGTGCTCCTGGTTCTCAGCGGGAACAAGAGCGTATGCATGCGTTATGCCTGTCTTTTTGCGACCTTTATATGATGCAGTTGAATCTTCCACAGTCACTATGTTCGAGAGCTTGTGAGTCGCCGATGTACCCATGCACCGAAACCCGCGACAACAAAAATACATCTGCAGCATCGCCTGCACCCCAAACATCCGCCGGTCCATCTGGTTCTCCACACAAACCAGGTCAGCCCCCTTCCAGGACTCTGATCGCCGGTCAAGACTACGAATGATGTCGGGTGCCAGGTCAAGACTTGAACCCTGAGTCGCAGAGGAGACGCACTTCTTCCAGGTATTCTGCTTGTGGTGGTTAAAAATCAACTTGACCAACTCAGGCTTCTTCGTGGCCTCTGACGACAGTCCGAGTTCAGTCAGCATCTCATGGAGCTGATTTACGGTCTTCGTAGTCAACTCCTTTTTGGTAACCGTCTTCTTCTTTGGAACGTGACGTGAACACGCGAACGTTCCATCGGAAGCATGCTCATATCGAGCGGCTGTCTTACACTTGAAACAGTGGATCGCGCCAACACCGGCCGACTCACCAAGTATATCAATGATATTCCAATCTACAATTCGTACATCCGAACGATTCGTTCCTTCAAGGACGCAATAGGCGAGGTTTCGCAATCCCACGTCCAATGATACGACCTTCATTGCATGTTTGCCCTGATAATTTGTAAATGCTACGCCGTCGCCTTAAGCAACGAAACCAGAACCGACTTCGAATCGCCCCTGCCGAACGGGATTCCGCGCTTCGTGAGAATCTCCTGCAGCTCCTTCTTTGTCTTTGACTCGAGTGTGTCCGTGTCAAGCGGAGCAGGGGGTCCATCGACGACCTCTGGTGCCGCCTTTTCCTCTTCCTCCTCAACGGATGCACGATCGTCCTCAGGCTCGGGCTCCTGAGGGGGCGGAGGCTGCTGAACAAGCTCAGCAAAAGCCGCCACAAGGCTGTTCATGTTCGTGAACAGCTTCGTCTGCTGCCAGTAGAGCCAGGCAACCGCGCCGATCAGTCCGAAGATAAGAGTACCGAGAATACTAACCGCACCGACCATAGGATCAAACGAAAGAGAATCCATTTGTTGTTGGGGCGCGACAGGAATACTGGAGATGGAACGAAGTAAAGAATATCAGACACTAGTAAATGTCTCGTATTCTCTATGTATTGTTTGCACTCCTTGCGTTTGCGTTAGTTGCTTCAATGACGGCGGCTGCTGCGAAGCCGGTGAAGCTTCCGCCTACCACCCCGTCTGCGACGGGTGACCACCAGTTTACGACGCCGGCGGGTAACACGCTTCTGTACTGAACCTCCCACAACTTCTCCTGATCGTAAGTATACTTTAAGGGCATCTGTGTCGTTGATGTTGGGAACAAGATCAATATTTTCCTGCCCAAGTTCTTCTTCGGCACGCTTAACAAGATCTGCATAGGAAACCTTAGGCCTCGTGTCGGGTGGTGGCGGAACTACATATGTCCGGAGTTCTTTCTGTTCATACTGCTGCCGACATAAAGGACACTCCTTTACACCCTCATATTGCGTGAGTGGTCTTTCGCACTGAGTATGGAGAAGATGTCCACAGGGTAGCTTTTTAACAGTGCCCGTCAGTGGATCTTTACAGATTGGACACTCTCCCATTACCACTCTACTCAGAAATCTTCGGGACTCAACATAATGAGGAAGTATTTCAAGTATGCTCTGGGTCTTTTGGCAGTCTGCGTAGTGATTGCGTTCCTCTCTCGCGAGCGGTTCACTGGATATCAGAGCTCTGAGCAGCCTGAGAAGCCGGAGACACTGCTGCCTCCGTATGGAAACGTTCTCTACACGGAAGGCGGCGATGATGTAACTCCTGTGCCTGGCAAGATCACCGAAGACCGGCCCCCAGTTTAAAAGTCCTCATTAAAGCTAATCTCCGGAGCAGACGTAACACGTGAGTAATCCGACACCTTCTTCTCGAAGAAATTAGTCTTGCCTTCAATGCTAATCAGATCCATAAAATCAAACGGATTCGCAGTCTTGTAGATCTTCGGCGCGCCCAATTGGACGGCCAGACGATCGGCAACAAACTCAATGTACTGACTCATGAGCTTCGCGTTCATGCCAATCAACGAGCAAGGAAGTGCATCGCAGATGAAGTCCTTCTCCAACTCCACAGCTCCCTTGATGATGTTGTGGATCAGAGTCGCACTCCGCGACTCCAGTGTATGATACAGTGCCACTGCAAACTCCGTGTGGAGACCCTCGTCGCGTGAGATCAACTCATTCGAGAACGTCAGACCCGGCATGAGGCCGCGCTTCTTCAGCCAGTAGATCGAGCAGAATGCGCCGGAGAAGAAGATGCCCTCCACGCAGGCAAACGCGATTAGACGGGTCTGGAAGTCATCCGGCGACTCGATCCATTTCTGAGCCCACTGGGCCTTGTGGCCAATGCATGGGATGGTATTGATACCGTCAAAGAGCTTCGCCTTCTCCTGCTCATCCTTGACGTAGGTGTCAATGAGGAGTGAATATGTCTCCGAGTGAATCCCCTCCATCGCATTCTGGAAGGAGTAAAAGAGCTTGACCACCTGCGAGCTCACATCACGCTGAAACCGGGTGGCAAGGTTCTCTTGCACGATTCCATCGGAACCGGCAAAGAACGCTAACACATGGGTCACAAAATGCTTCTCATCATCGGTCAACTTAGCCCAATCAGCGTGGTCCTTCGAAAAGTCAATCTCCTCCGGTGTCCAGAACACGGCGACGCTCTGCTTGTACATCTTGTAGAGGTGCTGCTCAGACGGCTTGATGGGGAACAGCGTGAAGGACATTGTATATATAGGAGAGAAAGCGCCTAAACGAGAAAGTATAGAGGTAACACAATGAGTAGTACGACAAGTTTTCAGTCGTTACTACCCAACGTGTTTCGACCAGTCTACACATGGGATTCAAACACAAATTCATTTACCACATTGATTACGCTGTCGAACATTGACAGATTTACCGCAAACGTGGCTACGTTCGGAACGATCAACATTGGTGACTTGAGCAACAATGTATATTTGGGAAGCAATTCAGGAAACCTGAACTCGTATGCCGCATCCTGTAACGCGACTGGAAATGCATCCATCGGCATTTCGTCTGCAGCTGGCCTGAAGACTTCGGCGAACTCTGAATTCATTGGCTTTCAGTGCGGAATTCAGGGTTCAAACATCAGCAATTCATTCGTAGCAGGTGCATTTGCTGGGTACAAGGGTATAAGCATAAACAATTCTATCTTACTGGGTCATTCAAATTCAACTGGCCTACTCGATTCTTCGGGATTACCGGTAGGTCTTACTGGTATCTCAGATACAATTAGTATTGGTGCACTGGCAGGCGGAATTGGAACCTCTAACATTTACATTGGCAAATCAACGGGCTGTAATATGACGGGGTCTGGTAATCTGTTTATCGGTAATGGCCTGTACAGTGGGAACATCTCCAATACAGCGTCGAATGTGAGCAACAAGCTACTGATTGGGTCCTTAATCGCTGGTGATTTCTCAACTGGGGTTGTTTCGATTGGAAGTACGAATACCAATGCATACTCGAGCAACATTGGTGCACCTGGTACTACGGTGAATGGAATTGCATTGGATATCGCAAACTATGCACGTGTTGCAAGGGGGTTCTCGATTGGATGTGATCCTGGATACTTTACACTCGATGTCAACGGTTCATTCAGGGCAACGAATGGTGTTGGATGGCTTTCTATGTCAAACAATTGGCCAACTTCTGCGACACCGAACAACGCAGTTGTCGAAATCAAAAACGTTGGATCTGGGACGATGTCTTTGAGTCTCGGAGGTGACCTCACCGCGACCTCAGCGGTCTTTTCAGGGGCGATCAGTGCAACATCAGGTACATTCACAGGACCAGTGAGTTCGCCTGGTTATTTTACGATACAGGGGTCGGGGGTTAGCCTATCATTTGGAACAACCGGAGCAGCTGGTACATTTAGTAACGTAGGCACTATCGCAAAAACAGGCCTCCTTGTTGGTACAGTCTATGATTCAAACAGTAAAGATTATTACACCGCGCGTACGATCGTGTTTGCAACAACTGGAGGAGGCTCCTATTCGGCGAATCTTAGCGTGGTGAGTACTGGAACCCTTACATACGCATTAACCAATGGATCACTGAACATTGTTCTTTCAAACACAGCAGTCTCCGGTACGACCTATCCAAATGTCTACTACAACTTCACGATGTTCCCAACGTCTTAACGTAGTTTCTCGGTCATCTTGCGAATTGATACAGATGATACACCTGAAGATGTAGAGATCTCTGGTACACGACCACCTAGTACATGTGCAACCACCCCAGCCACAATGGTCTTGGGTGTATGTTCCATCTCTGGAAGCTTGTTCAGCAACAACAATATCTCATCACGCTCCCTGTCTCCGATACATAGGTCTGCACAGATACGCTCAGCGATTCCAAGCTGCGTGTTCAGAACTGACGACACCTCACCATCGAATCGGCTTAAGCCCTTGCACATGGCGCGGATTGAGACATTAAACAGACTGGCAATCTCTTCATGAGTCCGTGTTGCGTCGTGCTGACGGCATACCGTAAACACGGCACCCGCCATCAGAGCCCTGCGTGTTTCTCCTCGTGACTTGCGAGCATCTTCGACCTGTTTGAACAATGCACATGCATCATGAATGATCGCCTTCGGGAGTCCAATTCGAGCACAGGATGCCTGAATGGCGTCAAAGATACCCATCCATGACCGCTCCCCGTGACTTGAGAAGGACCATGCAGACAACTTGGCAATCGTCTTGGCTTCTTCTGACTGGCCAGGTATCCTGCGGCGCATCATCATGGACCCATACGAAGAGTCGGGAAGAAGCTCATTGGTGATACCGCCCGTACGTGAGGGGTCGTCTTCCGTGTTGGCGTAGATTCGCCATTCGGCACCTTCGTCCACAATACTGCCGATAACCGTTCCACAATCTGTGCACACATGTTCCCCATCAGCGCACGTAGAATTGACATGATCGCAGTTCATGAGAATTGGGTACTGTGTGAAGATGACTTTTCGTTTTCATTGTTGAAACATGCTCCCCAACGCCACCGGATCATACACTTGTGGACGGTAATTTGTGAGCAATGTGGGGCGGCCGCGATGTGTCTGCTGCTTTGTCCACGCAATCAGTAGGTATTCGTTGTTCACGGGCCACACGCTGAATCCAGACTCGGCGAGAGTATTCATCAGATAGTCGCGGGCTTCCGACAGCTGGAAGAGAGGGTATCCAAAGACAAACTTCGGAATCTCGAACACAATGTACGGTGCATCGGGTGAATGAATGGCCTGTTTTTTGATCTGCGCAAAGAGCTGTCCTAACACGGGTCGCATCGCTGACATCCGGCGTTCGCGTTGGTTTTCTTGTTCCTGCCACACGTCTCTGGCTTTCAACATCGTTGTTCTTATCAACTAGAATGTTCCGATCAATTGCACTCGGTGGAGGTGGAATTCGCGGCTTCCTGATTTTGGGAGCACTGAAGGCCATCGACGAACGGCAGGGGCTGGTTTTTCCAGATGGGGTGTATGGCTGTTCGGTCGGTGCAGTCATCGCAACAGGTATAGCGTTCGGCATGGGCTACAAACAGGCAGAGGAAATCTGCATGAAATATGTGAACACGTCTGGGTTTCTACCTTCCTTTCGGCATGCGACGATCCTCGCCTTCATGCAGAAGAAGGGGTTATTTACGATGGACTTAATGGAGGAGTTGTTCCTTACAATCTTTGATGCTGCGAACATCGATCTGCGCGGGAAGCTGATCTCCGATGCGCCACAGAAGCTGTATATTCTGTCCTCGAACATCACGACCCAGCGCCCAACACTGTTGACGGGCAATATCCCCGTTATGGCTGCGCTGAAGGCTTCGTGCTGCCTTCCATTCATCTTCCATCCTCAAGTGATCCACAACCAACTGTATCTCGACGGTGGTGTCTATGCGGAGAATATGTATGATATCGTCCCGAAGGGCACACTTGTGATTGACATCGCACACATCAAGCAGCCAATCTTTCCATCGACGCTCGAGTCACTGTCTATCTTTGACATGATTCGCACCTTGTGGGCAGGATTGCGGTCAATTCGAGTACACGTAGATGCTCTTAACCTCAGCATTGATGGGATCCATCTACTTGATGAACTCAAGGACGAAGACAAAACACGGATGATTGACGCTGGCTACTCACAGGCTCTTCGATTCCTTGCCAAGCGTTTCCCTAAGAAAGTTCAAGACGTTATCAACTGTGACGGAACGATTGAAGTCATACAGTCCACTTGAAGTCTCAAGCTTGATTGTTGGGTATGCGTTCACTTCGTATAGTGAAGCAGTCTTCACGTCCTTCTCTGCGTCTACGTCAACCGCTTCGACGGTTGTCTTTCCAAACACTGGATTCTTCTGAAGTGCGGTCTTGACCTTCTCCCATTCAGGCATTGCCTTCTTGGAGTGACCACACCAGGTCGTGTAGAAGAGATACAGATTAGCCTTATCAGTTGCAACCTGTCGCTTCGGAGACGGCTTCCACCAAAACCGATATGCAACTGCTAATACTACGAGGAGGAGGGCGGCTTGAATCCACATTGTTGAAAGAAGCGAGAAATTGTACGTTGGCGTTCAAACCAGATACGATAGGCTTCTTGAGGCGTTACTCCCTCCTTAATCTGGATCCACGCGACATCTGTGGTCATCCGCTCGGGTTCATATGGACGCGGCTGGATCTCCATCCAACGTCCATGATAACGAACAGTCGTCTTCATGCTTACTATGATTCTCTGCGTAAGGGGTAAATGGAAGCAGTTGGTAAGGTGATTCTCGCGGTTGGCTTGAATTACAGTGTCCATTATGTGACCATGACGGCACACAACTGGATGTGCATGCCACATACATTGAAACAGCTGGCTCAGTCACTGTTTCTTACGGCAAGTCCTGCTTGTTCTACTCTATTGACGATTGGGCAGCATACACAGAATGCATATTCTGCTGCGATTACAACGGGTGTTGTGAGTCTGATTATGAACGGTTTGAAGTCTACACCTTGAGGCCGCCGCTCGGGAATCCGACCAGCCCGGCGCCGATACCGAAACCAGCACCCGTGCGAGCAGAGGCCCCGACGCTAGGGGCGTAGATGTCGAGGATCGCGAACGTGGCAGTCGCAACAAGTGCAATCATCCCAACCTCCGACGCCTTGAGCGTCTTACCGGGCAGGACATAGGCGGCAATGGCAACGGCCAAACCTTCTAACGCGTACTTGACCAGGCGCATGACGAGGTCGCTCATGTCAACTCCAGACGGGGTGGGCTTAGGCTTAGAATCCATTTTATTAAGAACGTGCGAGGATTTTTACAAACCAGAAGAAGCAGGCGTGTAAAGCTTGTATACAATCGCCGCAACTCCCACCAGCCAAATGACCCACCATGAGACATATCCAGACACAAAGCGCAGGACAATCCAGAAGACAAGTGCATGCACAAGTGCCGTCATGATGTCACCGTGAGTGCTGCTCGGAAGAGAGAGAAGAACACCCGGCGTCAGAAGAACGAACAGCAATGCAGTTGTGAGGAGGTCGTACATTTGTTTAGTTGCGTTAAAATAATGGCAGACGATATGATACAGTTCACGCAACACCAGGAACATCGCGGGTATGCAGATCTCTTTGTAATTGGTCCTCCGCCGAAGAACCTCGTATTCATGAGACCCGAATATCGCGCAAAGTTTATGGAGGGGCTAAAAGTGCTCTTCCCTGATGAACTTCCGACCGTGCAATTCAAAGCAAATACCACGGAAGGACTTTTCTTTTATGGTCCTAAGATGAACATTACTTTTTTTAAGTCTCAAGATTTCGAATCACCATTAGTGCTGATTTTCTATTCCGATGATGAAAAGAACAAATGGGTCTTGCTTGGAGAACTAGAAGGGCGCGAGGGTGATGAAGATGAATATGACGATCCGAATGCTGATGTAATACAAGAGCTCTTGCTACAGATGGCTGCAGAGGCTAGAGCTGGACGACAGGCACAAGCATCTCCGCAAAAGCTTTCTTTGAAGCGTTCTGTTATTGGTTGGAATGACCCTATTACCACTACACCTGTGCGTTCGGGCGACCCAGTCATCCGCCTGAACAAGGATAATCGTTTTGTTTTTCATCGCACCGCCCTGGAGCGCTGGTGGGTAGGAAAGAAACCGAGAGATCCCATGACCAACTTGCCTGTTGCACCGCACCAGATTGAGAGATTTGTGGCCGAGGTTGTGGAAGACGCAGGAGATGAGCCCATGAACGGTGGACGTCGTCGCAAGCGTCTCCGTAAGACCATGCGTAGAAAGAACTTAAGGTCAACTCGCAAGAACAAGTAAATGCCCCGCACCGAGCTCCCCAAGCATGATGAGAGTGGCCCGATTGATTATCTTGATGAGGACCCCGAGATCCCGACGCAGAAGTATTGCATCATCTCCTTTCTCAGCCCTGAGAAGGTGATCAAGCAGAAGCAGGAGTTCATGTTCGAGCGCTTCATCGAGTGGATGGACTACGAGTGGAAGATCAAGGGGATGGAGAAGTTCATGTCCTTCCTTTCGACCAAGTACAGCCTGAAGGTCGATGACCTGTTCAAGGACGCACAGGAGTTCACGAAGGTTCACAACGAGGACGTGAAGAAGACGGACATCCACGAGCAGTATGCCGTCTTCCTCCTCAAGAATGAGAAGGACCTGCAGGAGATGTATGATCAGAAGGTCGACTTCCAGACGAACATGCGTGGCGTCAAGGTCCGTCGTTGCTTCTCGACGGTCGAGGAGACGCAGATGTTCGCAAAGGTCTTGCAGCGTCGCTACCCGAAGGACAACCTGTACATCGGTAAGGTTGGCGCGTGGCTGCCGTGGGACCCTAGCGAGCACCTGATGCCGGAGGTCGAGTATGCCGAGAAGGAGCTGAACGAGCTGATGCGCAAGTACAAGGAGAACGAGGTGAACAAGGAGATGTTCTTCGCGGACCAGCGTGAGGAGTCGATCAAGAAGCAGAAGGAGGAGAATGAGCGTCGTCGTAAGGCAAATGCGGCAGAGAAGGCGTTGGAGGACGTGGTTGCGGATGCTTCGATGCCTGTTCATCCGTCGGAGGGGGTGATGCGTGAGTAAAATGTTGATTGGATATAATACTATGCCTAAGGTTAGTCGGTTTGGAGACGTGGTTCAAAACAGGATAGCGCTCGGCTCTACTCCCCAACAGCGCGAGGCATTGGCTGAGCAGTATATCAAGAACCCACCGAACCGTTTTGACGTTTCCACCAATGACATTCTCAATTACAAGCCACCTGCAGCTCCAAAGGGAAAGAAGGCCGTCCCTGCTAACCCGGATGAGATGGGCGACATCAGGCAGGTTCGGCGTAGTGACCGCGTTGCCGATAGCGTAGCTGCAAAGGCGGCTAAGGCTGCGTCTGAACTCGCAATGAAGGAGTGGGCTAAGGAGATTGAGAAGGTTGCAAAGGAGGTCAGGAACGACAGGACTAGGATCAATGCAATGATTCGCAACAAGTTCGCGGATGCCACGTACGACGAGCTGGTCTTTGACTCGGCGCTGGCGAAACAGGCGGGAGAGCGATTCGCAATGTTGGCCCTCGAGGAGATGATCGCAGAGAAGGTAGATGAACAGATTGAGGAAGAGAAGGAGGAGACTGAGGAGATCAGGCGCCTGCGCAAGCTTCTTGATGATGCGCCTGTTGCAGAACGCGAGTCACCGGTGGTCCAAAATGCACTTGAGGAGCTTGAGCTTGCGACTGGTGTGATGTTCGAGTTCAGCAACGGGAAGGCCACACCTAAGGTTCTGACTCGCGAGGAGATCGTGCTCAGGGCAGGTGAGAAGGGATTACCGGTTCCCCCGCTGACAGACAAGGATATTGAAGATCACAAGGCACGGTATGGTCCGATGTATGGAGTGGGTGGTCGTCGCAGGACCAGGAAGGTCAGGAAGTCCCGCCGCAAGTACAGGCGGGGAGGTGTTGATGAGCAGCCTCTTGACCTTAACGGTAATCCGATCCCGCCTCTACGCGATGCTAATGGCAATCTAATCAACCCGAACCCCCCGCCGGCCGAGCAGCCCGATGTTGTAATGGAAAAAGGTGGTCGTCGTCGCAAGACCAAGCGTTCACGCAAGACTCGCCGTTAATCCTTCTCCTTACGCACCCACACAGAAGGACTAGCGTTCTTCTTTTTCATGGTCGCAGCATTGTACTCGTCCGCCGCGAGGATTGCGGAATGGAACGGTTGATTGTTCGCCCACAGCGATGAGTCGCACATCTTGAAGGGCGGGTGGTCAGAAGCCTTATACCAAAACACCTGGTCTTCCAGCTTGTTCGAACTTACGTTATTACAAATCACCAGGCATTCGAAGTTTTCGGTACACTGGTCCATAAACGTACAAAACATCTCAAACGTCGGAAACATACCTGCGTAATTCTCGTAGATCCTACGGCGATTACCCAAGATATTCTCACGAAGAATGAACACAAAGTCTACGTTCGTACGAAGGTTCGGTGT